GGTGTCCCCAACCAGATGGGTATCTGGGACGATACAGGAGCTTTGCTATCGCTGACTCCGGATGACCCGACATTGTACACCTCCAATGGGTGGCGTTCAGGAACCCTGGTCACTCCGGTGGCTGCGGGTGCAGCCCGATTCTGTTATGTGGGTTTCATTCTGGGTGGTATGACCGGAGTCCAGTTGTTCTACCCCTCGTCCGCGAGTCTGGTAGGAGCAACAGCCGAAGGAAACATCATCAATGGCGGTAACGAAACCAAGAGGCGCGCAGCCTACTTGACTTCGCAGTCTTCTCTACCAAGTTCATTCACACCATCAAGTGTTGGCACCGTAACCGCGTACATTCCGCTGGTTGCCATTTCAAGCTAAGGAGCACAATGGGTTCGCCACCTCTTGCTCCTGCACCGGCTCACATCGTTGGCCCCACCTGGCAAAGGCTGGAAAATGGGGACTTCTATCTCCCCGAATTCACTCTGGGGGACGAGATCGTCAACTGGATGTGGAAGTATGTGGTCCAGCCTTCTGGGCCGCGTGCGGGAGAGAATTTCCTTGTCACCGAGGAACAGTTCAGATTCCTACTGTGGTGGTACGCCATCGACGGTATGGGAAAGTTCATTTATCGCAACGGGCTACTACGCCGACTCAAGGGTTGGGGTAAGGACCCGCTTGCAGCGGCTATGGCACTCGCAGAGCTGTGTGGTCCGGTCCAGTTCAGTCATTGGGATGAAAAGACAGGTAGGCCCGTGGGGAAGCCAAAGGCTTCGGCATGGATTCAGATCGCTGCGGTGTCCCAGGACCAGACTCGTAACACGTTCACCCTCTTTCCGGCTATGGCCTCGAAGGTCATGAAGGAAGAGTTCGGGCTTGAGGTTCACAAGACCATCATCTACTCGCGTGCGGGTGGGATGATCGAGTCGGTCACATCAAGTCCGCTTGCTCTTGAGGGCAAGCGTCCGACCTTCGTCATCAAGAATGAGACCCAGTGGTGGATCGAATCCAACCAGGGTCTTGAAATGGCCAACATCATCCGGGGTAACGTCACCAAGGGTGCTTACGGTACGTGTCGTTCTCTGTCGATCTGTAATGCTCACCGTCCTGGTGAGGAATCGGATGCGGAACGAGACTGGGACGCGTGGCAGCAGCAGCAAGCAGGCGAGGCTGTCAAGACCGGTTTCCTCTACGATGCTCTTGAAGCTCCTGCGGATACACCAGTCGGTGAAATTGCTGAGCTGATGGAAGACGAAGAGGCGTACCTAGCAGCCATCCAGCGGCTCCGTGAGGGCCTGGAAATCTGCAAGGGTGATGCGGACTGGCTCGATACGGACACGATCGTAGAATCGATCCTGGACGTGCGTGAAGACGTCACTGAGTCACGACGCAAGTTCCTGAACCAGATCAACGCAGCAGAAGACGCTTGGGTGTCTCCACGAGAGTGGGATAAGTGCCTGGGTGTGAAGTTGGAACCCCTCCGTCCTGGTGACCGTATCACCATGGGATTCGATGGTAGTAAGTCCTCGGACTGGACAGCCCTGGTGGCATGTCGAGTAGAAGACGCTGCGATCTTCCCCATCAAGATTTGGAATCCGGAGAAGTACGGTGGTGAGGTTCCTCGCGAGGATGTGAATAACACGGTGGACTGGGCATTCGCTCAGTATGATGTCGTGGGATTCAGGTCCGACGTCAAGGAATTCGAATCGTATGTCGATGCGTGGGGTGCTGCGTATGGAAAGAAGCTGAAGCTCAAGGCAACAGCCAAGCACCCGGTTGCGTATGACATGCGTTCCAACATCAAGGCGTTCACACTCGATTGCGAGCGCTTCCAGGATGCGGTTCTTGAACAAGAGCTGGTCCATAACGGCGACGTCGCGCTACGACGACACGTGTTGAACGCCATCCGGCGTCCAAACAACTTTGGGATCTCCATCAGTAAGGCTACCAAGGACTCATCGCGGAAGATTGATGCGGCGGTCTGTGCGGTGCTGGCTTTTGGTTCCCGACAGGAGTTCCTGATGAGTAAGGCCAACAAGAAGAAGGGAGTTGCAATCCTGCGATGAGTGAATACGACAAGACAGTAGATGATCTGGTAAACGCGCTAAACGGCCGGAAGGGTCGTCTAAAGGAAAACCAGGCATACTACGAGTCCGAATATCGACTCAAGGCGCTGGGTTTGTCAACCCCTCCTGAGCTCCGACACATGACGGCCGCCATTGGTTGGCCCCGAATGTATCTGGACAGTCTCGAAGAGAGGCTGGACCTGGAAGATTTCCGCAATGCGGATCAGGCCGAAGTCGATGAGCGTCTGCGTTCGTGGTGGCAAGCCAACTTCCTTGACGCAGAATCAGGCCTGGGTCACCTGGAAGCCATGATTCATGGCGTTGCCTACATTACGGTTGCCGCGCCTGGCGACGACGATGACAACCCGGACATCCCGATTATCCGCGTGGAGTCCCCGTTCAATTTCATCGCGAAGCAGAACAAGCGCACCAAGAAGCTGGACGAAGGCCTTCGTCTGTACAAGCATCCCACCATTCCCAAGGAGGATATGGCTACGCTGCTCCTGCCCGACAGGACTGTGTACCTAGCCCGTGGTGGACCGTTTGCGCAGTGGAAGGTTGACGAGGTTATCCAGCATGATCTTGATCGTGTGTTGGCCACCCAGTTGGTGAACCGGGAACGGCTCACCGAGTCCTACGGCAAGTCTGAGATCACCCCCGAGCTTCGTTCGGCAACGGATGCGGCTTCACGGATCATGATGAACCTTCAGACTGCTTCGGAACTCATGGCGATCCCACAGCGTGTGCTGTTTGGTATCGACCGAGACGAACTACCTACAGACCCTGACAATCCGGGTGCGGCCATGGAAGCATACATGGCACGTATTCTGGCGTTCGAGAATGAGAACGGCAAGGGTATGCAATTTTCTGCTGCGGATCTGCGGAACTTTACCGAGTCCCTCCAGGAACTGGCCAAGCAGGTAGCCTCGTATACAGGTCTTCCACCACAGTATCTGTCGTTCTCTTCGGAGAACCCGGCAAGTGCTGAGGCGATCAAGTCGGCAGAGTCGCGTTTGGTCAAGAAGACCGAGCGCAAGGCCCGTATGTTCGGACAAGCATGGGAAGACACCATGCGTCTGGGGATGCTGGTCATGGACGGTTCGATTCCGAAGGATGCTTACCAGCTCGAATCGGTATGGCGTGATCCTTCGACTCCTACCTTCGCGGCTAAGTCCGATGGTGTTGTCAAGCTTCAGCAGGCTGGAATCATCCCGGTTGAGCAGGCTCGTATCGAGATGGGTTATTCCGACGTTCAGCGCAAGCAGATGCGTGAGTGGGATAAGGATGACCCGGTAGCCCAGATGAACGCCTTGCTGCTTGATGGTACTGCGAAGACCAATGAGCAGATCGGCAAGGTTGATCCTAATGCTGCTAACCCAGCTACACAAAAGACAGCGTAGTATCTCAGCCCGCGTAATGCGGCTGGTGCTACAGGTGCTCCTCCCGTTTCTGTTCATTCCACTGACTTCGCAGGTCTGGAAAGACATCGTGCAAAGCATTTTCCCTCTGGTCAACCAAGCCCGGACGGAAAGTGCTGAACTCGCGCGGGAGTACTACGACACGCAACGGAAGAACCACACAGGAGATGACGACAGGTTCGACATCGATCTTCCGGCGTATGAATACGACTGGTTCTATGAAGCAATGTTCCCGTCGAAGAAGCCGTTTCAGTCAGGTAACACCAGCTTGGGCCAAGCGGTCCAGGCTGGGTTCCGGGCTGTCAAGGAAGTGGAAAATGGTGGTCGAAGGACTATCCGAAACGCCGTCGAATCAGACGGTTTCGCACTGGGTTGGGCTCGTGTGGCAACGGGCCGTGAGACCTGTGGTTTCTGCTTGATGTTGGTGTCACGAGGTCCGGTCTACCAGTCCGCAGAGTCGGCTGGTCTGAACACGGACGACACAACCGCTCTTGACATCCTGGACGAGAATGACACAGAAGCGTTCAACGAGCTGATGACCAGGTTCCATCCCAATTGTGACTGTAAGGTTGTTCCGGTCTTCGACCGGATGAACTGGCAGGGCAGGGATGATTACCTCGCAGCCAGGGATACATGGATTGAAGCAACTAAGGGTTTCTCCGGGCGGGATGCTCTTAACGCGTTTCGCCGTGCTATCGAAGACAACCAAGTCGATCCAGAAGAGTTTGCAGTAGTCAAGTAGATCGGCCTGGAGCCGATCCCAATAACATCCCCAGGAGGGATTCATGTCCGACGACAACAAGTCCGCCACGACCGACACCGGCACCCAGGGTAACACCGCTGAGCTTCCGGAATGGGGTCGTCGGGCTATTGCTGAGGCTAACGCCGAAGCTGCGAAGTACCGAGTCAAGGCCCAGACTGCTGCCGATGAGGCTAAGGCTGCGGCCAAGGTCGAATACGACGCACAGCTCCAGGCTTTGGCTCAGGAGAAGACCTCCGTTATTACGGAGCGCGACAACGCGGTGACCGGGCTTACCAAGCTGAAGGTTGCCATTGCGGCTGATGTTCCGGGTGAACAGGCCGTGGCTTTTGCAGATTTGCTCAAGGGAAGCACTGAAGATGAGCTGAACGCACACGCGAAGCAGCTCAAGGAGATGTTCGGTACTCCTGCCGGAAGGCAGCGTGCAACCGATCGGACCCAGAGTGCGGGTGGTAACGCAAGTGGCGTGAAGACCCCGGCTGAGCTGTTTGCCGACATGGTCCAAAGTAATCTCAAGAAGTAAGGAAACGCCGAAATGGCAATGATCAATGAGCTTGCTCCGAATAGCTCTACAAACCACCAGGGCCGTCTTGCATACGTGCCTGATGACCTTCTGCCCCCAGAGATCGTAGGGGCTATTTTCGAGCAGGCGCAGGAGACTTCGCTTGTTCTTCGTCTGGGTGAGCGTATCCCCGTCTCGTACGGTGAGACCGTTATCCCGATTCAGACGAAGCGTCCTGAGGTTGGCCAGGTTGGTACTGGTACGACCAACGCACTCCGTGAGGGTGGTACCAAGCCACTGTCGGGTGTTGCGTGGGATACCCAGTCCTTCAGCCCAATCAAGCTGGCCACGATCGTGACCGTGTCCGAGGAGTTTGCTCGTACCAACCCGCAGGGGTTCTACAGCAAGATCCAGTCGGATATGGCTCTCGCGATCGGGCGTGGTATCGACCTCGCGGTCTTCCACGGTAAGCAGCCTCTGACTGGTGGTGCCCTGTCGGGTATCACGTCTACCAACGTTCTCAACAACACCACTAACGTGGTCAACCTGGACACCGTGCCAGGTCCTGGGAACCTGTATGACGAGCTGATCGCGGGCTACGAGATGATCGACCCCGAGACGGACTTCGATGGTTGGGCTGTTGACACCCGATTCCGTGCACGCCTGATTCGTGAGGGTGCCGAGCGCGATGCGAACGGCAACCTGGTGAACCCGGCTGGGATCAACTTCAACGGTACCCGAGGCAACATCCTCGGCTTCCCTGCGGAGTATGGTAAGGCTGTCAAGGGTGACCTGGGTGCGGCTACGGCCAGCACTACCCAGATCATTGGTGGAGACTTCTCCCAGCTCCGATGGGGCTTCGCGGACGAGGTTCGAATCAAGATCTCGGACCAGGCCACACTGACTGATGGCGTTTCCAGCATCTCCATGTGGCAGACCAACCAGATTGCCCTGCTGATCGAGGTCACCTTCGGTTGGATCGTGGGTAACCTGGACGGCTTCGTGAAGTTCACGAACCCATCGGGTAGCTAATACGTAGGGAACCGGGTTCTGTTGGGATCTACAGATTAAATGGGCTTTTGAAGCCCAGCCCAGTTCCCTCTACAAGGAGTCCGCCAATGCGTGTAGCAGTTCTAGTACATTTCTACGTTCCTTTTCGATGTGCAGGCTCCGAAACGATGCTCCACTCCATGACGAAGGAACTTCTTGCGGCAGGCCACGAAGTTGTGGTCTTTGCAACGGTGATGCCAGAAGCCCCGGTACATTATGAGTACGAGGGTGTAGAGGTTATCGTCACCAACATTATCTACGCACGACAGAACATCATGACATGGAAGCCTGATGCCATCATCACGCACCATGACAACACGATTCGTGCGAACAACATCGCCAAGAAGCTTGGCATTCCGTTGGTTTTCCTGTGCCACAACGACATGTATGGCGTGGAACAGGTGTTCGACCTACAACCAGAGTTCGTGGTGTTCAACTCGGAATGGTTGAAATACAAGCTGGAACGACTGGGGATGCGGTCTATGATCGTTCATCCCCCTGTGTTTCCGGATCAGCACAGGACAACCCCCGGCACCAAGGTCACTCTGGTGAACCTCAACGAGCACAAGGGTGCGGAGATCCTGTATGAGCTTGCTCGTCGTATGCCAGACGTGGAATTCCTCGCGGTAGAAGGAGGCCACGGAACACAGATCATTCCACCACCTCACCTGAACAACGTCGACTTCGTCAAGCACACAGACCAGATGCGTGATGAGGTGTGGTCACAGACCAAGATTCTTCTGATGCCCTCGTTCTACGAGTCGTATGGTATGGCAGGGGTTGAGGCTAATGCCTCGGGGATTCCGGTTATTTGCCATCCCACTCCGGGGCTCCTGGAGTCGCAGGGTCCAGACGGGATCTTTGTCGACCGTGATGACCTGGACATGTATGAATCAGAAATCCGACGACTCTTGCAACCACAGGAGTGGGAAGCAGCTTCCAAGCTTGCTCTGAAGAGGTCGGCAGAACTAGACCCCAAGGTCGAAATGACGGCCTGGGTCTCCGAACTCGAAAGGCTGGTCAATGGGAGTTAAGATCCGAAGTAGCAACGGCGTGGTCGTAGAGGCCTCTGAGAGCAACGCTAAGCGCCTAGTAGAGCAATCCGGGTGGCATTACCTCAAAGAGGTCCCCGAGTCCGTACAGACGATCTCAGGGCCTGTTACGCCCAAGAAGCGGGGTCGTCCCCCCAAGCAGAAGGAAACTAATGACTAAGGAGTTCCAGTGAGCTATGCATCAGTCCAAGATGTGGTAGACCGGCTGGGCAGGCCGCTGGAAGCCGGGGAGACCACGATTGTCCAGACGCGCCTGAACGACGTGGAACTCATCATCCGTAATCGACTTCCTGACCTGGACACCCTCGTGGCAGACGGAACCCTGGATGTCGAAGTAGTTATCATGGTTGAAGCCGAAGCAATTCTGAGGCTGATCCGAAACCCAGAGGGGTACACCGCTGAAACAGATGGCAACTACTCCTATCAGATCAGTGTCAAGGTCGCGTCTGGACGTATCGATATCCTCGCGTCCGAATGGGCGCTACTGGGTGTCAAGGCAGGAGCTTATGTTATCAGGCCATACATCGGTCCTTACCCAGGACGTTGTTACCCGCCGTACCCATGGGAAGATATTGGGAGTTGGCCAACATGAGCCTTCTAGACACAGGACGAGAGACCGTAACCATCTACCAAGAGATCGAGACTACCGACTCGGATGGAAACACAATCACCAAGGCAGGGCCAGTAGGAGTAGAAACTATCGCAGCCGTTCAGTTGGCTGCGCAGTCTGGTACTTCTGCGCGTCGTGCCGAGCAGGACAACGAGGGTTTTGAGTCGGAGCAGGTTTACCGCCTCAGGCTCCCGAGGTCGTTTCCATTCTTGATCGGGGCACAGGCTCAGGTCGAGTGGCTTGGTGTGAGGTGGTCTATCATCGGTAAGCCTCGAAGGTACAACGGCTCCAACAACACGGCCCATACCGATTACATCATCAGGCGCAACTAATGGTCCAGATCAGATTGATCGGCCGAAAGGCCATGAACAAGATTATCGCGCCACAGCCTGAGGTGCAGTCCGAAGTGCGTAAGCAGGCAAACCGCCTGGCCAAGATCGCCGAAGGCAGGTTGGCAGCACACCGCAGGACCGGTGACCACAAGATCGTGACCGAAAAGAGGGTGTCCATGAAGTATGGCTTCCTGGATTACCTGATCTCCATGGAAGGTTCTGCCCCCATGAGTGTCGAGTTCGGTCACCGCAACCACCGTGGTGGTTATGTTCAGGGTCTGTACATCATGACCAGCCTACTGTAAGGAGGAGAATTGCCCGTAGTTCGCGATATGCCTCGCATTCAAGCAGTGGTAATTCCTCTTCTGAAGGCGCGGCTTGATCCTAGTGTGACCATTGGTTCCTGGATGAGGGATGTAGACCACGACCGAACATGGCCCGTGATCAATGTTCGCCGACTCGGGGGTCTTCCACTGGACCCCCAGCGTTTGGACAAGCCGGTTATCGAGTTGACCGTATACCACGATCAAGGTCTTATCCCGGCTGAAGACCTGTGGTTGGACGCACGCACAGTCCTGTATGAGGCGTGGCTGGCACAGACTGTTGTTACCGGGGTTGGTTATATCCACTCGTATTTCGAGACGTTTGGTCCTTCCCAGTTCGATTCACCGTTCGATGATACATGGCGCATTCAGGGACTGATCCAACTTGGTCTCCGACCGCATAATTAGATGAGGAGTAAGCAAGAATGGCAGAAAATGATGTCGCCGTAATCACACCGGCAAGGGGTTATATTTTCCTTGCCGCTACGGGAACGGCACGACCAACCCCTGGTGCGATCGACTCGTTCGATCCTACCGTTGGGCTTTCGGGTTGGGTTTCGATTGGGCACACGGCCCGTGACGAACTCCCGACCTTCGGGTTTGATGGTGGTGACACCGAAGTCAAGGGTACTTGGCAGAACGCCTCGCTCCGTGAGGTTGTGACCGAGGTTGCCTCCGACTTTGTCACGTTCAACTGCCACCAGTTTGACGAGACTGTTCTGGGGTTGTACTACTCCGTTGCCGATGGTGGGTCTACCGAGGGTGTCTTCGAAGTGCAGAGTGCACCGACTACGCCAATCGAGAAGGCTATCGTCATTGTCATCATGGATGGTACGACCAACATTGCCATGTGGGCGTCCAAGGTTTCCATTCGTCGTGAAGATGCTATGGAACTGGCAATCGATGAGTTCGCGTTCATGCCGCTTCGTGCGACATTCCTGAAGAACTCTACCGATCCACTTCTGGCATGGGTGTCTGCCGACACAGGGGTTAACCACTCCTAATCGGTGAGGGGGAGCACGGTTCCTGGCGGACCCGCCGTGCTCCCCTTTTTTCTCTGGGTCCACCACCATACTTCGAAAGGGTTCGCCATGAGTAACACCTTCAGCCTGGATGATCTGAACCAGGCCATTGAGACCAAGTACGCCCCATTCTGCTTCTCGGCCAACGGCTACACCTACGAACTTCGCCAGATTCTCCGACTCGCCTCGTCTGAGCGAGCCGTGGTTGTCACCCTGCTGAAGGATCTGGAAGCCATGAGCAGCGAAGACCCAGACGAGGAAGAGATTCTGGATCTCATCGAGTCGCTTCTGTCTGTCATCACGGCCAACCGCAAGGGTGATGAGCTGATCACCCTCCTGGGCCACGATCTGATTCGGGTCAAGACGTTGATGGAAATGTGGATGGAGGCGACCCAGGCGGGGGAAGCATCGCCCTCGCCCGCCTAATAGACCAGGCTGGTGAGGCTATCGTCGCAGATTTCCAGTCAGAATATTCACTGAACTTGGTTGATGTTGTCCGGACGGGGTCTCACAACCCCGCCACACTACTTGTGCTTGTTAAGCAGCTTCCCCTGGGTTCTCGGACTGTTGCGGCCCTTCGAGGTGGCGAACAATTCGTTGGCTGGGATGTGGATCGGTATTTTCTGGCACAGCTCATCGATAGTGTGAACCGTGTGGCTTACACCGTGGCGGCGGCTAACTCCAAGAGGAAGCCCAAGGCACCAAAGCCTACTGTTCGTCCTTCGCGAGTGCAGAAGAGTACGGCACAGTCCAACCCATTCCGACAGCAGCTAGCCAAAGCCAAGAAGGCTAAGGGAGGATAGTACATGAGCAGCCCTGGCGGCTCTACCATTGGTCGCGTATCCGTCAAGGTTGTTCCGGATACCTCCAAGTTCAAGCAGGAGCTAGAAGCCCAGCTCAAGAAGAGTCTCAAGGACTTCAAGGTCAGTATCGACGTCGAAGCCGACACAGCAGCAGCACGTGCCGAGCTTGAAGCTCTGAAGAAGAAGATCGATTCTCTCGACAAGACGGTTCGTGTCCGGGTAAACCAGGACGACGTGAAGAACCTGAAGAGTATCGGTGGGGCTGCTAGTTCGGCAGGCGAGGGTTTCAGCAGCATGGGCAGGTTCGCCCTGATCGGCGTTGCCGTACTGCTTCTTCTGGCACCAGCCCTGGCCCTGATATCCACGCTGCTGGCAGGACTCCCGTCTCTGCTGTTCCTGGCGGGGTCTGCATTCGCGGCCATTGCACTGGGCATGGACGGGATCAGTAAGGCAGCAGAAGTATTCGGACCCTCGATCGAGAGCCTGAAGAACTCGTTGTCGGCGACGTTCGAACGCGGTCTGACCCCGGTATTCGAGCAGTTGAATTCGATTTTCCCAGTCCTTGAACGTGGACTGAACGTGGTTGCCGAAGGTCTTGTGTCGGTAGCCCAGGGTTTCACCAATGTGGTTACCTCTTCGGAGGGTATGACCCAGATCGAGAACTTCCTGAACAACACAGGACAGTTCTTCCAGCAGATTACTCCTGGTATCGAGTCGTTCACACGCACTCTGCTTACCCTGGCGAGTGCGGGGTCTGAATCGTTCGGCAAGCTCGCAGATGTTTTCAACACCTTTACCCAGGGTTTTGATGACATGATCCAGGAAGCCGTCAAGAGCGGCACCCTGTTTGATGCGCTGGACGGACTTGCGAAGGTTACCTCCACACTTCTGGATGTGTTCACAGATCTGTTTGGTGCGGGCCTGGAGGCCATGTCCATTCTGGGTGGGCCCATCTCGGATCTGTTCAAGGGTTTTG